GACTGGTTAGGATTTTTTGGACACGAAGACGTTCATCCATTTGAGATAGATTCAGTCTCTATATATCCATACATAGTTCCAGACCAACTGGCAAAGAAAAGATACGTTTACGCACAAGGTGTTGTTGGTACAGAAAATATAGTAAATAACTTTAACGGAGAATCTATTTATATTGATTTTCCATTTGCAAACTACTCTTCAACTATGAATTATCCAGATATGACTGGATGGAATGCTGGATTTTTTAATAATATAAATGCTACTTCTAAATATTTAAGTTTTCCAAACTATTCTCTACCAGAAATTAATTTTATTGGAGATGACCTAGACGTATTTATATTGTCTGTAGATCCAAGAACTTGGCTAGAAGCAACAGAAAGAGACTGGATAGATTGGACATCTTTGACATGGGGAGAGTTTAGAACAGAGTCTGCAGCAGATGTATTAGAAGATAGTTTTATAATTCAAGAAGGAGAATATCCATTTATATCATTAAAGCCAAATTCTATCTATGAAGATGTATATGGATCAATATATTTTTCATCAATAAACCCAATTGATAATCCAGTAAAGTCTATATTTGGAATGTTTAGAACTCCAAATGCTTTGCCAGAAACAGAAGAAGTGGTTATGCAATTTAACAGTAAAACAAATAGTAATCTATTTAAAATTACAATAAGTGATGAAGGTCTTAAATATATATATAACGATATTACCCTTATTACAAAAGCAATTAGTGCAAGTACAGATTTCACAGCAGGAATAGAATTAAATAGACTAACAACTGAATATTTTTCTACAATATCAAACTTTTTTTCCGATCCTCAAAATATATCATTAAGTTTAGGTGGTTATGAAAAAGCAACATTTTCAGGAAGAATTTATGGACTAACATTTAACAATGAACTATTTACAAATAAAGATCTATTGGATTATATATCAGATGCTGGAATATTTGGATTTACAGAATCTTTTGATGCCGATAGGGGAGCAGACACATACTTAATAGAATACATAGGAAATTATACCTATCACCCAATTTTAACCGAAACTAGTTTAATTGTAGATATTGGATGTTCTGGATATTGGGAAGATTCACTACCCCTTTCATACTTTGGAAAATTTATTAATAACTCAAATCAACAGTCTTATTATGACTTAGACATGATACAGTTTAATGTTAATAATCCATCTCCATTAATTGTAAATGGAACATCTACTCAAACAGATGGAGAAGACTTAAGAATAAACACCTATCTAACAATACAAGATTATTCTCAGGTAGGAAAAGTACCATATACAGATTATACAAATACACAAATAATTGGTGCAAATAGAGTATTAGATATTGACAAATATACATATAACGATATTCAGTCTACTAAGTTTGAAATTGTTGATGGAACTGTTATATTCCCTCCAAAAGAATTGGTTGATTTTGAAGACTACTATATAACCACTCATATTGAAATGAAGACTACTGGTATAAATAGCAGAATAGTACAACTTCAAAAAATGTCATATTCATCTCTAGCCTTTGACGAATCTAACTTCTTTTCTATAAACACAAAGACAGGAAATAAAATATATCCGTTTAGTAGATATGATAATGCATATGCCTATAAAGATAAGAATCCATTTTCTATATATAAAGACTCTAGTCCATATATGTATTTAACAGGTGATTCTGGAATTACTGTTCTTCCTCACGAAACAACCGCAACAAGAGGGCTATCAATTCCTATAAACGAACAGCAAACATCAGAATATTTACTTGGCGGTATTCAATTATGGTCATTCTATAATAAATCTTCTACTATAGATGAAACTATAAAAGTAGGAAGAATAAAAACTGCTAACTATGTATATGATCTTTACTTAATACCAGAAACTGGAAACAAAAGAGGTACTTTAAAATTATACGATGCTGAAAGTGGAATTGAAGTAGTAGAAACTATATTTTATCAAAATGGATCAATAGTCACAAATCCTATCATATACCCTCAATCTTGGTCTTCTATATTAATATCTTTTGGTCAATCTATAGTCCTAGATGGACAAATAGGACAATTAGAACTATATGAAGGGTTTTTATTTAATAACATTGCTTTCTTTCAAAAATCTTCAGACATTTTGGGTATTCGACAAATCAGTAGAGACTGGAACGATGTTCGTGCAACAATCGTTGATATTCCAGGACCAGTAGATCCAAGTATTGACAATTTATGGTCTTTATGGGATAATTCTACATGGGCAGAAATAGAACAAGTAGAAGAAATACAAACATTTACTATTAACGGAGAGGATTTGCACCAGTCATATTTTGGACTTTCTAAAGCAATATTAGATGATGACACAACATTGCTTATTAATTCTGATAGTTATAGGGTAATTACAAACGTAACTTGGTCAGAGTATAGCGGAAGACCAGTATAGTCTGATATAATTAGGTCATGAATAAAAGAAATATTGACAAAAACGGTAAATCTAAGTTACAAGTTTTAAATAAACAACAGAGATATGGAATATACGTATGGCAAATGGATCATAATGGTAAAGCCTTTGGTGATAAACAAGGTAATGTTATGAACATTCCAGGAGATAATTACGATTTAGTAAAAATGGCAAAAGTAAAGCAAGCAGCAAAATACTACAATGCTCCAGCAGGAAAGGTAATTTTTATGCCAGGAGTAAGAAGAGTCTCAGACATGGAATACTCTGAACAACTTGGAAGAATGAAAGAAGGATATATTGCCAGCGAAACCGACATTGGTGCCTGGATGGATGCAGCAAAAGGAATAAAGACAAATGGAGAATAACGAATTAGAATCAATCGCCAGAATTGATAATTTAGACAGAATGGAAAAAGAAGCCAAGAGTGATGACTTCATGATCGATGCAGAAGTTGCAAAGACATATTCTGGACTAGATTCAAACTTTAAACGTAGAGCAACAAGAAACATAAGTAAGGCCTTTACAGGTCAAGACAATACTGGATCTAAACAACTATTTCCAGAACAAGACGTTGTAACAGCGTATGGACTTTATGACGTAGTAGTTCCACCGTATAATTTAGATGAGTTAGCATTCTTTTATGAAAATCAATTTGCAAATCATGCTGCAATCAATGCGAAAGTATCAAACATTGTTGGATTAGGATATTCTTTTAATAACACAGACGCAACAACAGCAAGACTAGAAGAGGCAGAGTCTGAAGAACAATTAATGAGAGCACAAAGAAAGATTCAAAGACTAAAATCAGAAATGACAAATTGGTTAGAAGAACTTAATGACGAAGATACATTTAGTCATATTCTTGAAAAAGTATACACAGACGTAGAGTCAACAGGAAATGGTTATATTGAAATTGGAAGAAAGGTTAATGGACAGATTGGATACGTAGGACATATTCCATCAACTACTGTTCGTGTACGCCGCATTAGAGATGGATATATACAAATCGTAAATCAAAGGGTAGTATACTTTAGAAACTTTCAGGGTAAAGAAGAAAATACTGTAACCAATGATCCTAGACCAAATGAACTTATTCATATTAAAAAATACTCTCCTAAGACTTCTTACTATGGAGTTCCAGATACAGTAGCCTCATCAGTATCAATGGTAGGAGATAATTTAGCGGGTAGATATAATATTGATTATTTTGAAAACAAAGCAGTACCAAGATATATTGTTACATTAAAGGGTGCAAAATTATCATCAGATGCAGAAGATAAATTATTTAGATTTTTACAATCAGGTCTTCGTGGTCAAAATCATAGAACTCTTTATATTCCGCTTCCAGGAGATTCAACTGACAATAAGGTTGACTTTAAAATGGACCCAATTGAATCAGGAGTTCAAGAAGGCTCATTTGAAAAATACAGAAAGTCAAACCGTGACGATATCTTAATGGCTCACCAAGTTCCATTTTCCAAGGTAGGTGGGGGTGCTGGAGTATCTATTGCATCAGCCTTAGCCTCAGACCGTACTTTTAAAGAACAAGTAGCCAGACCAGCCCAAAGAAATCTTGAAAAGGTAATTAATAAGATTGTTAAAGAAAAAACAGATATGGTTGCATTTAAACTTAACGAACTAACCCTGACTGACGAAACAACTCAAAGTCAGATAGATGAAAGATACTTGCGTATGCAGGTAGTTGTTCCTAACGAGGTTCGTGAAAGACTTGGATACCCATCACGCATGGGTGGGCAAGATCCAATAGTCTTGGGTGCTCAGCAAAGAGCAGAGCAAATATCTCAGGCTACTGGAAACAGAATGAGAGATCAACAAAGAACTGATAATAATAGCGATTCTCCCTCAACCACTACAGGCAGAGGTCCTGGTGGCGAAGGTAGGACGGTAGGATAATAAAATATTATAAGTTTTTAAAATCTCTTATAAACACTTATATAATAGAAGTAGTATGACTAATTTGCATAAAGCATTTTGGCACTCAGAAGATAATTCTATTAAGTTATCTATGCCAATTGCTAAAATAGATAAAGAGAAGCGAACCGTTTCTGGGTTTGCTACCCTAGACAATGTTGACAAACAGTCAGACATTGTTCCTACTGATGTAAGTATAAAGGCTTTTGAAAGGTTCCGTGGAAATTTACGTGAGATGCATATGCCAATTGCTGTGGGTAGAGTAATGTCATTTAAATCAGATAAATTTTACGACAAAGAACAAGATAAATTTTACAATGGAGTGTACGTAGATGCATATATTTCTAAAGGTGCTCAAGACACTTGGGAAAAAGTTCTTGATGGTACTCTTTCTGGTTTTTCTATTGGTGGCAGCATTAAAGATACTGAAGATCAATACGACCCAGAAATGGATAAATCCATTAGGGTTATTAAAGATTACGAACTACACGAATTATCATTAGTAGATAATCCTGCAAATCAATTTGCTAATATTGTATCTATTCAAAAAGCAAAAGATGGACAAAATACCTATGATGGTATTATGACAAAAATGTCACTTGAAAACGTATATTGGTCTAAAGATAATAATCTTGTTAGACTATCAAAAGAAGAAGATCCACGCACAGGCGAGGTATTAATAGGATTTGTTGAAACAACAGATAATGAAAAAAACGAAGTAATTAAAAACTTAATTAAAGCACAAACAGGAGTTATGACAAATGAAAATGTTCCTAACTTAAATGCAGAAACACTTAAACCTAAAAAGAAAAAGAAAGATGAAGATGAAGATATGGACAAAGCGTCTAATGTTAGAGTTGGCGACATGGTTTCATGGAACTCAAGCGGTGGTACTGCAAGAGGAAAAGTTACTAGAGTCGTTCGCAATGGAAAAGTAAAAGTTCCAAATAGTTCCTTTACAATAACAGGAACAGAAGAAGATCCAGCAGTTGTAATTAGACTTTACCGTGAAGGTAAACCAACTGACACAATTGTGGGACACAAGATGAAAACCTTAAGAAGGATTTCAATGAAATCAGAACAAGTTTCTGATAATTCTAAGAAGGAGGTAAATAATATGGCAAAAACAGAACAAGAAGCAACAGTAGTTGCAGAAGATGTTCAAATTGAAAAAACAGAAGTTGTAGAAGACGAAGTAGTCGTAGTTGATGAAATCGTTAAGTCTGATTCAGATGCTCCAGCCGAAGATGCTCCAGCAGCAGAAGAAGCACCAGCAGAAGATGCTCCAGCCGAAGATGCTCCAGCAGCAGAAGAAGCACCAGCAGAAGACGCACCAACAGCAGATGTTGAAGTTGAAAAAGCCGAAACTTCCGCTGTAGAAAGCAAAGATGATGACTTGGCAAAGGCTGTAGAAACAGTCAAGACTTCTGTAGAAGAAGTTAGCAAGTCCGTTACCGCAGCAGTTGGAGAATTAGCGGCAACTGTAAAATCAATTAATGAACAACTTGCCGAATTAACAAAAAGCATTGCAAAAGTAACAGAGGAAGTTACATCAGTAAAAGGCAATGTAGAAGAGTTTGGAAAGCGTGTTGACTCACTAGAAGACGACACCGCTATCCGTAAGTCTGGCGACCTCGGCGGGGCCGCACAGGGAACAAAAATCAAAAAAGGATCGATGTGGGGCGGGCGTTTCCTCAATACCGCTGACCTCTATCGTTAAATTCACTGGGAGGTGAAAAAATTATGTCAGAAGAACAAATTTTAGAAAAGGCAGCCGTTACAGGCGTTATTGCTTCAGGAGGAATTGGTGGAGTAACAACTCCAGCATCACAACTTGGACCAGTAGGAACCTCAAAACCATCAGATGGTGGTGGTATCCTCAACGCAGAACAGTCACGCCAATTTATAGAATATATTTTCGAACAACAAGTTCTTGCTCGTGATGGTCGCCGTGTAACAATGCGTGGCAACACAGCAGAACTAGAGAAGTTAAATGTTGGTGAACGTGTAATCCGTGCTGCTGCACAAGCAGACGCTGCATACA